TTATCCCATAAAAAATGCTGAGGCTTTCACAATCATACGATAACCTATCCTATCCCTGCCTTTCAATCTAACATAACGTCACCTGTTGACAGAAAACTGAGTGTCATCTAAGTAGTTGATAACCTAAGTGTTCAAAGACAGAGTTCAGTTGTCGATATAAGTATTCGCTGTAAGTATCCATTTCGTCGTCAAACATTAGAGAATTAGAACTCTAACTTCCTCAGTCTTGGCATCAAACTAGTAGGACAATTGCAAGCGCAACACATAAATGTCTTAGAAAAGATAGATAGATTTGTTTCCAATTTGCCAATTCGATAGCTATCGTTACCTTCCGTGCAAACCTCTCCAATAATGGTCAAAAGTAGAGACTGTTATCGAATTCACATTTTTCAAATATTAATTAAAATTGACGGCAAACCTAAAATGAATTTTGGGATATTCAATAGGGTCGGCGATAAAAATCGCCTAAGTAAAATAATTTTAAAAACTTTTGGGGCAGTGCTATCTATAATGGTAATCGTTTATATATTATCAATTGGCTTATCACAATCATCTATTCATATAAGCAAAACTTTTTAAATTTATTTCCCTTACCACGATTGCCTATCCCAAAATCCATTTTTTTTGGTCGGCCTAATTTTAAATTATTATATATTATGAAAAATGCAAATTCAACAACAGTCACTTTTGATGCCATTCTTGTAGAGCTTCACCCTTCAGGTAAGGCTATCAAATTGGCAAATTGTAAACAAGGAAAAGAACTATTGTTCAAAGAAATTTACATGCCACGCTCACAATCATCGTTAACAGTTCTTGACGCAAAGACTAAGAAAGTCAGAGTTAGAATTCCAGAATGGTTGTTTGACACCAAAATGGATACTTACACCGAAGAACAAGAGTTCACAACTGATGACTCTGTCTTCGACCAATTAGGTTTCCTATCAATTTCAGATGCCAATCAACAGTTTCCTGACAAACAGGTTGACAGATTAGCTGAAGAAAGACCTGAATAGAACAGGCTAGGTATGCTCGTGAAAGCGAGCATTTCCTATGTTCTAACCCTGCACGGAATCGACACGGTTGGTCGGAATCGTTGCGGCAGTACGGCAGTACGGAATCGTTGCGGCTGCACGGAATCGTTGCGGTTGTACGGAATCGTTGCGGCTGCACGGGGGGAGGGTTCACAATCATATGATGCGACTAGTAGTAATAAAAGCAGTATATATATGATTAAAATTAGACTGAGGTTTTACATGCTTTTCCCTCAAACGGCGCGTTCGTCTAACGGCTAGGACAGTAGGTTTTCAACCTAAAGATGGTAAGTTCGAATCTTCCACGCGCTACTAAATTATATACATATGCAACATTACACTACAGCTGTCACAATCATACGTGACTTAGAAAACGATCAAGCAGATATCATTATGCTGATAGACAAGCTTCACAATCAGCACCAGAAAAAAACTGATGAACTAAACAACATCAATGAAAAACTTGACTTATGGTACAGTGTCAAGAAAAATATGACTGTACAAATTAATAATCTTAAAAATAAAAAGTAATGAAAGTAACATTAAAAAAACCTGTAAAAAGTTACGAGTACTACAACACGTACTTAGTAAAAATTGACAAAACTAATACTGCAGAGGTCAACGTGAGCGCGACAGTATACAAACTATCTGACATAGATATCTATGATGTAGATATACGAGAAATAGAGGTAGAATTCTTGGTAAACGGTATAATGACACAATACTCAGGATTTAAAGAGCTATACGATAAATTGTATGGTAATCTAGCATACAACAGATTATGTGATAGAGTTGGTGAAGCTGCAAAAACAGAGTTTCTAAAAAAATTAGATCACCCTAACTTGTTAGTAAACATGCCTGTAGATACAGCTAAAAAGTATATCAACAAACTGCTTCAATCAGATGGTAATTACAACATAGGCAAGACTACAATTAACAAAGATGGTGCCGATGTTACTGTGTATTACACAACTAACTATCAAATTAAACAGCTGATAAGAGCTATTGACAAAAAGCTAATCATAAATCACACTTGTCTTGCTACTCATGGAAAAGCAACAGAAATACGTAAAAATGAAATTGGTATAGTTGATAGTATAATCAATGCAAAGACTATAAAAAAGCATATAAACAAAACTAAATAATATGAAACAAATCAAAGATTTTACTAAAAAACGTGTAACCGACTTGAAAAAAAGTATTGTCGGTACACCAAGCGCTGCGTATCTAGATAAATTTATGCAAGCTAACCACGGTAGCAATGATGTGCTACTTGTACAAATGGCTAAACAGTATGGTTACGAATTAGCCCTTGAAGATGTCAATCAAGAAATAGATAAAATTCTAATTGACAAACAGCGTAACCTCTTCAGTTATGAAACAAAGCAACCTAAGCTAAGTACAGACACAATTGAAGATGTATTCACAATCATCAGTAAGAATCCAAAAATTCTAACTAATAAAGAATGTGCAATACTAATGTATAATACAATAAGAAATAAGTTTAACAATTAAATTCAATCCACATGAAAAAAAACAATTTTCTTGCATCAATTATGAAGGTACAGTCAGCCTCATACAAAACACACAGAATGGCTAAATTTATAACCAAGACACTACAAAAAGATGGTCTAGGTTACACTAAGGACAAATATGGTAACATCTATGTGACTAAGGGTGATGCAGAACTATACCCTACAATGGTATGCCATATTGATACAGTACATAGTATCAACGACAACGTACGAATAGTACGTACAGGTGATAAAATGTTTGCAATAGACTCAAGTAATTGCCATCGAATTGGTATCGGAGGCGACGACAAAGTTGGTATCTATATTACACTATGCTGTCTACGTAAGTTTGACAACTTCAAAGCAGTATTCTTTCTAGATGAAGAGGTAGGCTGTGTTGGTTCAGGACAAGCAGACTTCAGTTTCTTTGACGACAGTACACTAGTTTTAGAATGTGACAGGCGTGGTTATGGTGACTTTGTTACTAACATATCAGGAACAAAACTCAGTGATGACACACTAATTGATGATATACAACACATACTTGACGAATTTAAATTTGTTACTTGTAATGGAGGTATTACAGATGTTGGTGAAATTGCAGAAAATACTGATGTACAAGTTGCTAATATGTCTTGTGGTTACTATGAACCACACAGTGACAATGAATATATCGTTATATCAGAGGTAGAAAAAGTAAAACGCATGTGTATGAAAATACTAGCTAGTACTCAGCTCAAAAAATATACAATGCCAAAAGACTCACGTGTCACATATTACGATTATGGATACGGTGATGGTTGGTATGGACACAATTACTATGGTACTAAACCTAATGACAACAACGGTCAAGGTACAGCATACTATGACAATATCTATCACGATGATGATGCAGAATATGTATCAGTAAATCAAAAATGTAATGAATGTAATCATGCACAAATGCTTTATGATGAATATGAAGATGCATTTTGGTGTCAAAACTGTGGACATTACATATCAGCATACGAACTTGATGTTCTTACTGAAATACATGATGATGTACGTGATGAAATAGAAGAAAAACTTGGGTATGACCCATTATTTACTAACACTGAAAATTCACAATCATGATAGACTTAATTATACAAGACGCAATACGTAATGTTATAAGTGACGAATATATTAAAACATTCAAGCTACCAGACGATAAAAGTAACCATTTATATCATAGTAAAATTATAGGAGTATGTGAAACTATAGCTGCAGTTATACATAACAACAGGCAGATATCAATTAATACTATAGCATATCGTGTACAAGAATGCGAGTGCACATGGTCTGTTGCTTTTAAAACAGCATTAAAAATAGCTAGTAAACTCAGAACATCAGAGTATTTCAAATATCTAACAGAATATGAAACTTTTGATGACGATAATAATAAATTGTATTCTATAGATTTTAAATTAGAAGACTATCAAAAAACAATAGACTTCGGTAGTTACAAAATGAGAATATATGACATAGTAAAATTGCAGTATAGCATGTCAACACCAAAACGTAGCAGAAGATATTCTATGCTATCTGAAACACTAAAACGTAGGATACAACGTATCATTGACAGAATGCATAGCGATAGAGATGACATGTTTAAACATTATCACGACAAAGTTAGAATACAAAAACTAGATAGAACTTTAAATTATATTGATAATCAGTATTACAGTATAGATAAAGTGAGAAATTTTACAATCAATCTAAAAGGTGAAATGACTTGCTTACCAAAAGGTAAGCCTTGTAAAACAGTAGTAACAGAAGAACAAGGTACTGTATGGTCTAAAAACTATAGACAAACAATAAAATATGGAAAAGGTGTTAGAGCAATATTCAACCAAGAAGGCATACCACCAACAAGTATGACTGATATACAAGATATATCACAATCACTTAAAGCTGCATATACATTTGTTGGTGATATACAAGTTGTAGAAGGTGAAGACATAAGATTGTACTATCACTACGACCAATACTCAAATGACAATACAGAGTCATTAGGTAACTCTTGTATGCGACACGATAGCTGTCAAGAATTCTTTGACATATACGTTGATAATCCTGATAAAGTAAAAATGGCAATAGCTAAAACACCTGATGGTATAATTGGTAGAGCATTGTTATGGACAACTGACTGCGGTACAAAAGTTATGGACAGAATTTACGGTAATGAAATAACTATAAATGGTATGAAAGCTTGGGCACACGCAAATAGTTATATACACAAAAAAGTACAAAGTTATTCAAACGATACTGATTTTGTAACTACAGTAGGAGAAATTATTACAGGTGAATATAAAATAACACTTGAACGTAATAATGACTACATGCCGTATATGGATACATTCAAATACTCTGATGATCAATACGCAAAACAATTAGTAATAACAAATGACAGTTGTTACGATAACTATACGTTTGACTCAACCGATGGAGGTGAGGCAGGAGGAACGTTATGTGTAAATGGTGAAAGATATAACGATGATGATGTATGTTACATAGAATACGGGTCAGTAGAAGAAGGTTATTATCACAATGATGATACATTTTACTGCGATTGGAGTGACCAATCATATCATGAAGACGATATGGTAAGAACAAATTCAGGTGACACAGTATTTAAAGAACACAATGACTTAGTATGGATGGAACATTATGACGCATACGAACACTGCGATGATGTTGTTTTCTCTGACCAAATTAATTCGTATATATTAATTGAAGACTCAGTAGAATGTATTATCAAAGGTGCTATACTAAAGTCACAATCATGTGAAATTACACTTAATGAACTATCATATACTGTACATGAAGATGTAACAACTAACGAACTTGAAGAATTCTTAAGCTAAAATATGAAAAACTTACTATATTACTTAAGACTTATTAGAGCATTCATAATCACACTATTACATTATATTGTTTGGATTATACTGATGATAGGTATATTTCTTTCATGTGGAGGAAGAGGCGGCGATACATAGTCGCCTTTTTTTAAAAACTAAATTAATAATTAAATATAAACAAATGGAAAAATTAGTAGACAAAGCCATTAAATTTTGGAAAAAAATCGGTAAAGAAAACGGTTGGGTTCTTGGTAAAAGAGGTGTAACAGTTTGGATAAACGATGATGGAAATCAGGTAGATAGTTGTTACAACCCAGACAACGAAAATAACAAATCATTTATTGTACATCATATCAGTGGTGAAATACTACACGTGATACAAAAATAGTAAACACAGGCGGCTTAAAAAAAGTCGCCCTTTACTATAATACATACATACATTAGCACAAACATACTTCATAAGTTCACAATCACCGAGGATGCGACTGAGATGCGACTGAAAACAGGATGCGACTGAAATGCGACTGAAATGCGACCGAAAATCCAATATGTAGTGCAGTTTTGTGCTTAAAACACTAGTTTATCAACAAAAAAAAGACTATATTTGTTAATATAAATCCAATTTAATATGAAAACAAAAGACTATTTACACTCAGAATTACTAAGCAACAAGAAAAACGATCTAGTGTTTGAAAAAACATACTCATTGATTGATAAGCTTGCAAAAAAACAAACAGAAATGATGTGTGCTGCATTTAATTTAGATGATCAGAACCACATAAAAGAGCTGGAGAGAATGAACGCGATACATTATTCAGATGACATTATCGAACTAGTAAACTACACAATTGCAAACTTTAATAAAACTAAAAAATTATAATCATGAGTTATAGATCAAGAAACATCTTTGAAAGGTTTGTTAAAATCTATCAAGACAAAAAAAATATTAAAATCAGTAGAATTCACAACAAAAGAGACGGTGATACGTATATTTACAGGCGTTTAACGATAATGAATATTGATAACGATCACTTTATATTCGACAACTCTACGGACATCTACAGACCTTTAGATGATGATGAATTAAAAGAGCTAGATGAAGGGGATATTGATGATTTTTGCGACAAATTATACTTGCTAAATTCTATGCAACGGATAAAAAACAACAAAAGAAAAATGCAAATTGCCATCATCAAAAACAACGACAAAGAAAAGCAATATCACTACAGAATTGCATCTGAAACTATAAAAACATTAAAGAATTTCTTGGATATTAACAAGAAAAACACTAAATTTGTTAATTAATAATTAAATCTATTCAAATGAAAACAGAGAGATTAAAAGAGCTGTACCTAAAGTACGGTTTATCGAAAGACGATGTCTTTAAACATCAACACTACATTATTATCACAAGGTCTGGGATTGATAAAATCCAAGCAAGTGAGAAGATTAAAATTACTTATGACGTAATTAACTGCGAATCAAATTTTTGTGTTGTAAAAGCTAACGCACTTGTTGGTGAAAACAGTATTCAAACATTTGGCTCTGCATTAAAAGGAACCAATCACAGAGACGGGAATTGTAATACCTGGTACGTAATGGAAATGGCAGAAAAAAGAGCTATGAGTAGAGCTGTGTTAAAGCTAACAGGGTTCTATGAGTTAGGTGTCTTTGGTGAAGATGAAAGTGAGGACTTTAAAAGAAAGGATGCGTCATGGAAAAAGTAATTAAAAAACTACAAGACGATAAGCACTACTATGGTGAGTTTGGTCAAAAATACTTATCAAACTCAGACATAGATGCTCTGATCAACAATCCGTATAGTTTTCACCAACCAAAATCACAATCATTGCCGTTCCTCTACGGGTCGGCTTTTCATGAAATGGTTATGTTTGGTAAAAGCGACAACATGGAATCTATTGAGTCATCAACTCGTACAACTAAAATCTACAAACAAGCAATTTTAGATAGTGGTAAAGAAATAATTTTACTACAAAAAGAGGCTGATGAAATACTAAACATGGTTGATGTGTTTAAGTCAAATGACAACATCAAAGAGGTGTTAAATACCAAGAACATAAAGTTTGAAGTTCCGTCTGTTGGATTTATGACAGACAACGACATTCCGTGGAAGGGTAAAGCTGATATCATTACAGATGATTTTGTTTACGACATCAAGACATGTTCTAAACTAAAAAGTTTTCGTAACAGCTCTAGATCCTATAATTACGATAGTCAAGCGTTTATATACTCAAAATTGTTCCAGAAGCCTATGAAGTTTTTAGTAATAGAAAAAGGTACTGGTCTAATTGGAATATTTGAAACATCAGACGAAGCGTATGATAATGGATATTACAAGGTTGAAGCGGCTGAAACTCAGTTTTTAAAATATTTTGTAAACAAAGAGGCAGACCTTAAAAACTTTACTAAGTATGGGGAAATATAATACTGAAGAAAGAGTAGAGCGTTTAGCTATAAAAACATTTTTAATAATAATTTTAATTTTAATTTTTAATTCATAACTATGTCAACACTTATCAATGCATCGATTAAAGCTTCAGAGTTGAAGAAAATCGACAAAAACAAAATCATTAAAGGAGAAAAAGATAGCTACATACCTATCACCATTTCTGTAAATGATGAATCAAGATTCGGTAAAAACGTATCAATCACAATTGCTCAAGACCAAGACGAAAGAGCAAGTAAAGCAGAAAAACATTACTTAGGTAACGGATCTGTAATTTGGACTGATGGAAAGGTCGTAAAAGGCGTTAAAGAAGATGACAACTCTGGTTCGAGCCAGTCAAGTTCTAATAACTCCAATGATCTAAACGATCTACCATTTTAATTAAATCTTTATCCCACCCTTCGGGGTGGGTTTTAATTACAAAATATGAAAACAAAAACAGACAAATATCAAGTGCTTGATATAATCTCAGAGGTTATAGAAAAAAAACATAAAGTAGACAATCAATATATATTTCAAGACACAAGAAAAAGAGAAGTGTGTGATTTGAGAAAAGTGTTTTTTTACTTAGCAACTAGATTCACTAGGCTTCCTTTACAAGATATAGGAAACTACTCTAAGCACAGAGGTCGTGGCAACGCTCACAATCATGCGACTATCATATACAGCTCAAAATTAGTTAAAGATTGGATTTCAATCGACAATGAATATAAAGAGTATATAGGTGAAATAGAAAACGAAGTAAAATACTTTGTAGACTATGAGCAATACAGATATGATGAATCAAACAAGTATAAAAAAAGAATTGCAAAGAAAATTTACCATGAAGAAGATATTGTGTTTTTAACTAAATACAATGAAATTACAGAAAAACTATACGAAAACAGAGAGTTTATTGATAACTTGGCGGATACTATCAATGAGCTTATAACAAATAAAGAACAAAACGATGAAAGGGTATATCAAGCTTCACAGGAGGATTCTCGATTGGGAATGGTACAAGGACTCCAATACTAAAATTATATTCATACACTTATTATTAAACGCCTGCTACGACGATTGTAGATTTATGGGGCGGGCTGTGGCTAAAGGGGAATACATTACGTCTCTTAATAGAATTTCTGTAGATCTAAATATACCAATTAGAAAGGTAAGAACTGCTATTAAAAGACTAAAACAAACAGGAGAAATAGACACGCAAACGACAAATAAATACACTAAGGTAACTATCTGTAACTATGATAGTTATCAAGTTGAGGAGCGTAAAACTAGAAAGAAAACGACAAGCAAGCGACAAGCAAGTGTCAAGCAAGTGACAGAGATAAATAAGAATATAATAAAACAAGAAAATAAAAATAACATATTTTTAACCGATTGTCTTAATTCTGCAACTTGGGCTGAAGTTGTTTGTATGCAAAACTCAATTAGCAAAGAATCTTTAGATAAAGCATTGGACACATTTCACAATCATCTAATCATGACTGACGAAATTAAAAACTCAATAAAAGACTATAAATCTCATTTTGTTAATTGGCTTAAATACAACAAAGTTGATGCTATAAAGAACTCTGGTAGCTACAAATGGAAATGGAAAGGTCAAAGCACCAAGAGTGGAACTAAAACTGAATTAGAGAAGGATAGAAAATTTTACGATCAACCAGGATTTGACTTTAAAATAATACAAAATGGACATTAACGGATTTAAAATAAAAGACTACAACGTTTACAAACTAGATACAAAATCTAAAAAATCAACATGTCCTGTGTGTTCTTCAAGTAGAAAGAAAAAGACTCAAAAATGTTTGATGTTAGATTGGGATAGAGGTCTTGGAACTTGTCAGCATTGTGGAGAGGTTTTACAGCTACATACTTACGAAAAAGAGGCTGAATACACTTACGAGGCACCTGTGCTACGCAAAGTAAATAAGCCTGGAGATAATATGATTGAATGGTTTAAAAGTAGAGGTATTACAAGCCAAACATTAGATAAGTTAGATGTGACCGCTGGACTAGAATATATGCCTCAAGTTAGCAAAGAGGTGAATGTAATCATGTTTAAGTATAACTATAAGGGAAAGTTGGTAAATGTAAAATACAGAGATGCACAGAAAAACTTTAAGTTGTATAAAGGAGCAAAGAAGATTTGCTATAACATGGATTCCATTATAGGTAAAGACGAATGTGTTATTGTTGAAGGTGAAATAGATTGCCTTTCGTTTGTAGAAGCTGGTGTTGAAAATGTTGTGAGTGTTCCAAATGGGTTTACAGCAACAGGTCAAATAAACCTAGACTACCTCAACGATTTGTATTATCACTTTGAAGACAAGAAAAAAATATACGTTTGCGTTGATGCTGATGAGGCTGGTGAGAACGGAAAGAAAGAGTTGATAAGAAGGTTTGGTTCAGAAAAGGTTTATTTATGCGATTTAAAGGATTGTAAAGATGCAAATGAATACTTAATCAAGTATGGTGCTGAAAGTTTAAGAGATGTAATAAAAACAGCAATACCCTGCCCAATAGAAAATGTATTAAGGGTTTCTGATATGGAAGCTGACTTAGATGACTTTTATAAAGGTGGTGTTAAGAATGGTTTTAAGATTGGTTTAGATGGATTTGATTCAATATTTTCTACATACACAAAGCAATTTGTTGTAGTGACTGGATTTCCAAGTAGTGGTAAGTCGGACTTCGTGGACCAAATGACAATAGGATATAATATGATGTATGGATGGAAGACGGCTTATGCTTCGACAGAAAACTATCCACAATACTTACATGTTGACAAGCTGATAAGAAAACTGTATGGTAATACTCCAGAGTACAAAGACACAAAGTCACAATCATGGAGAAGATGCGTCAACCACATTAATAAAAACTTTTGCTTTATTAATTATGAAGACGGATTTGATTTAGATAAAGTATTAAAGAAAGGTGAAGAGCTTGTAAGAAGAGTTGGTATCAGATGCTTGGTTATTGACCCTTACAACAAGATAAGAGACAAATCTAATATGAATTTAAGTATAACTGATTATACAAATGCTTACTTAAATAAAATAGATAATTTTTGTAAAAAAAACGATGTTGTATGTATTCTTGTAGCTCACCCAACAAAACCTCAAAACGATAAAGGTAAATTGATTGAGCCAACATTCTACGATGTAAAAGGTGGTGGTGAGTTCTACGACATGAGTCCTCATGGGATATTAGTACATCGTGATTTTGAGGCGGGTACAGTAAAGATTAAGGTGTTAAAAGTAAAGTTTGCGAATCTTGGAGAGAATCAAGCTCACGTAGATTACTGTTGGAATGTAAACAACGGAAGATATACAGATTTAAGGGATGGTTCACCTGTATGGGACAATACAAATTGGTTGACAGAAAAAGGCAATCCTTATGAATTAACTAAAAGTTTAGATGTTGAATTTAAAAAACTAGAATTATGAAAACAATAGTATTAGCAATTATGGTTACGGCAACAATTTACCATGCCGACCCAAAACAATGTAATGCAGATTACTTAACGACTGCATCACTTAAAAAAATCAATTCACAATCACCTGGATCACATAGATGGATAGCTGTCAGTAGAGATTTAGAGGAATACGGTTTCGTATTTGGAGCAAAAGTATGTGTGGAAAATGCTGGAGACATGAATGGAATCTGGACGGTGGAAGATAGAATGAATAAGAGGTGGAAAAAAAGAATTGATTTCCTTGTTGATTACGACTTAAAAGGTGGTAAATGGGAGGATGTAAAAATATCTTTAATAGAAGATGAAGGACATTAGTAAAATACTTTCTATTTGCATAAAAAACGACATAAAAGTTTATCCTGTTATTTATGACGAATACCACTTAAAAGTTGAGGTGGATTATGCAGGTAGAAAGAAAAAAGGAAAAGAAAAATATAAATGGAGAACTGAACAAAAACAGCTACAGGCTAAAATAATAGAATTATATGAAACAATTGCAAAAAGAATACAGGATCGGGAATAGAAAATATATTTATAGCGAAGATATGTTAAAAACATCTTACATAAAGTATAAAAACTACTCTGATGAAGAGTTTATAAAAAATATTATAGACATACTTCACTATGCAGTTTATGTTTGTTGGGTAAAAGAAATAAGCTCTGATGATTGCTTATCTGATGATGGAATAATACACGAAATCGTTCATTTAGCACAAGAAAACACCAGAAAGTACTCAAATATTAAAAAAATACGAAGAAAATTTAACAAAACTTTGGCTTTTTAAAAAAAATAAATTAAATTACCAAAAATTAACTCATTAAAATGTTCGATTCAATAGTAGAAAGCGTAAAAAACAAATATACAGACAGAAGTATCCGTGGTATTGAAAAATACAAAACGACACTTGATAACAATGTGACTGATAATTTTTTACAACATCTTCAAGAGGAGTTAATGGACGCAACATTATACATAGAAAAAGAATTATCTGTTAAAGATTCGAAACTTGAAATGGTTAGAAAATTTAACAAGGTGTTTAATATATCTACTTTGAAAACACCTTCATTAATTAGCGAAGAAGATCACAATCTAAAGTTTAAATTAATGTTGGAGGAACTTAATGAATATAAAGACGCTTGTAAATCTAAAGATGTTGTGGAGATTGCAGATGCTGTTGTAGACATGATGTATATATTATATGGAATCATACTATCTCATGGTTTATCTGATGTTATCTTTGATATGTTCGAAGAAGTTCATAAATCTAACATGAGTAAGTTAGAGAATGGAAAAGTTTTAAGAAGAAATGATGGTAAAATTATGAAAGGATCTGAATACTTTAGACCTAATCTAAAACAATACCTATAAATGGAAAAATTAATTAAATTTATTGATAAAGTATTAGGCTACAAGACGTGGTCTGAAAGAAGAAAAATAGACGCTTTACTTGAATACGACTGCGGTTTGTATACTAATCTTGGCTTAGAGTCTACTAAAAAAGAAAGAACAGAAACAAAAAGAAAATCAAGAGCTATTTACAAGGCAATTAAAGCTATAGATAAAGAAGAAGGAGATAGATTTTTGTATCATTTAGACAAAGAATAATGGCCTCATCTTCTCGGCAAGTATATTTAAACAATGTTTTTAATCGTATGCACGAGAAGTTAAACGACGCTTATGAACATGTTTTTGATGGTGATTTTGAAGAGTCTAAAAACACAGTAAATTCTTTAATTTACGACTTAAGACAACTTAAAAAATCCATGGATCCATGAGCAAAAAAAGAGTTAGACTAAACAAGGAAGAGGCAATAGCTTTAGGTTTAGAAGTAAAGGAAACCGAACAAGGAAGAAATACTTTTAGAGCATACATAGACATTGAGTCTCAACAAAAACTTAATCAAGTAAGACACCAAGGTGTTGCTGATTACTGCAAGGAAAGAGGTATTGATTTCAATAGTGTTAGTCAGTATTGGGACAAAACAAAAGAGTATTCAGTACAAGTAAGACCAACAATAGTTTCATACAACGATATATCTAGACAGATAATAGATGAAATGAAACTATACTCTCCTAGTTATCCTAAAATTAAAAGATCAAAAATAAAAGAACCTCATCTACTAGTTATAGATCCAGCTGACGTTCATATAGGAAAACTTTCTACTTCTTTTGAAACAGGAGAAGATTATGATTCAGAAATAGCAATACAAAGAGTTAGGGATGGCGTTCAAGGAATACTAGATAAATCGTCTGGATTTCAAATAGACAAATTCTTATTAATAATAGGTAACGATATTCTGCACATAGATACTCCAAAAAGACAAACAACTTCGGGAACACCACAAGACACTGATGGTATGTGGTATGAAAGTTTTTTAAAAGCAAAAGCTATCTATGTAGAGGTAATAGAAAAACTTATAGCAATCGCTGATGTTCATGTAACATATAACCCAAGTAATCACGATTACACTAATGGATTCTTTTTAGCTGATGTCATCACTACCTGGTTTAGAAATTGTAAGCATGTAACATTTGATTCAAGCATAAGCCATAGAAAATACTTTCAGTATGGTAAAAATTTAATAGGAACAACACATGGTGATGGAGCTAAAAATAATGATCTTCCTTTACTTATGGCTGTAGAAGCTAAAGATAGATGGTCACAATCACGTCACCGATACGTTTACACACATCATGTACATCATAAAAATGCAAAAGACTATGCAGGTGTAACTGTAGAAAGTTTAAGAAGTCCTTCTGGAACAGATAGTTGGCATCATAGAAACGGATATCAACACGCTCCAAAAGCAATAGAAGGATTTTTACATCACCCAGAGTTTGGGCAGATAGCAAGATTAACACATATATTTTAACATGGAGGAAGGATGGTATTTATTGTCGTTAAGCTTCAGGTGGCCTCACGAAGGAATTATCTTAGGATTTGAGATTTGGGAGCCTAATGAACATGAGCAGTTCTGGTCTTTAAAACTTCATTTACTGTTAGTAACTATTAACTATGATTTTGGGGAAGATGGTACACAAAGAGAATAATTAAGTATCTTTATTGTATCAAAGATTACCTTTTTGTTAATCTGTTTTCATAACAAACCCTGGACTTCTGCCAAGAAATAGTTTAGGGTTTTTTTTATTAAATTTGTTTATGGACTATAAGAAAAAACTTTTTGTAAATAAGGAATTAAGCGACGAAGATCTTGATTATGTAAAAAAAGTTTTAAAGAATGTGGATTTAATTGAACACCTGAAAGATTCTTTTGTATATGTTACTGTAGATGAAGAAGATGGAGTTCAAGTAGTAAGTGCTAAAAATGAATATGTTTATTTAGTCTCTAAAGAGTATTATATTGATAACAAGATGTCAATGGAATATCTAAAAAGAAGATATGAAATAAACAATAAGCTGAAAGAAACTCTTTATTGGATGGGATTAAATAATTTAAAAAAGTTTGTTCCTGTTATTTCAGATAATGGCATAGAAAAAAAATACTCAGAAAAAGCTGTTTATGCAGAAAACGCTCCAGAAGCAGTTGGTATAATGGATAATATGGATGAACATGATTACATGTATTTAGAGGACGTAGATGAAGAGATATAAAAAAAACAAACAAATAACTAGAGCAACTAAAACAGTTATTGATGGAATACAGTTTCAATCAAGACTAGAGTCTCATATGTACTTATTGTTAAAAGCAAATGAAATAAGTAACGGATACGAAACACATCAATTCACAATCATTGACGGATTTCTGAGCGAACATTCTTCTTACGAAAAAACACCAAAAAAGAAATTTCTACACGATAGAGGTTATAAAAAAATACTACCTATAAGATATACTCCTGACTTTGTTGATACTCAAGTACCTCCAAGATATATTATAGAGTGTAAAGGAAATCCAAATGAAAGATTTCCTATGGTTTGGAAATTGTTTAAAAGACACCTTCATATTAAAGGCTGGTCTCCAGATTTATTTGTACCCAGAAACCAGAAAGATTGTCAAGAGGTAATAAATATAATAAAAGAAAAATATTATTAATCTTTAGGTGTATTTACGTTTTTCCTTATGTTCTCAATTACATCTAAAGCGTGTTTTTTTGCAGAACGATCCATATCTTTTTGTTCTTTTTCCCACCATTCACCTATATTATTCATATCAACAGGTTGCTTTTGTTCTTTTGTCCTGTAGTCTAAATAAGCTTTAAAGAAAGCGTTATTAACTCCTTTTATTGAAGGCGAAGACCTTGTGTAATTCTCTTCTATTTGTCTTTCTAATTTATTAAGAAGATTGTTTACATCTCCTTTTGGTATAGGAAGAAGTAAGTTTGCAGTCCTAGCATATAAAAGGTAATCAATAACTTTATCAATTTTTTCTTGCATAGCAGGAGTATCTGCCGCAATGTACTCAATTATCCCTGTGCTAGAAACTCCGCTACCTGGTTTTTTAAATACGCGATCTTTGTACAAAGTATAAGCTTTTGAAAACTTATCCAACTGTTCAAGACCAACACTATACATACCTAAATTTTCTTTTAAAAGTAATACTATTTCATCAGTGCTTGTCCCCATCTTATCTAAGTCTGAAGATATGTACTCTGGTATAACCTCTTCTCCTAATAGCTCATTCATTACAGAAAATCCTAAATCATATAATGGATCTGGAACAGCATAAGGCAAGGTTGTTTTAAACATATCTGTTGCCATTTGCAATAAAACACTATAGTTTGGAGATATCTTATATTTATTCTCATACTCCATAGTTGTTTTATACAGCTCTAAAAGAGTGTAGTCTATACCAGTTGCTGTTTCATTAAAAGAAGCTTTAAAGCCTTCTAAGGTCTCTCTCTGACCTCTAGGTATTTTAGATAATTGCTCCTTGTAATCAGGATCTTCTATTGACAAGAAAGCATCACCAATAAGTTTTGTCATTCCACCGTATCTATCAATATCATCCTCATCTGCTCCAAACTGCATCATTGCAGCTCCAACAAAACCTATAGTTGTAACTCTTCCTGTACTTAATTTTATTCCGTTAAACACAGCAACTTCATTCAATATACCTCTCATTCTTTTACGAGCTTCTTGCCTTTGTAGCTCTGGTACATTCTTGTCTTGAGACCTAGCGTATTGATTGGCAAAATTTGCTTTAGCATTTAACATAAATTTACCCCAAGGAAATATCATTCTTTGAGCTGCTTTTGTTCCTGTTTTAGCATTTATAGCATAGAATTCAGCTTCAGAAGTAGGCTCTGTTTGTCTCATGGTTTCAGCAATTCTTCTATCTGCATACTCAATAGCTTCTGTGTTTGGGTTTTCGTTTTCTTTCTTCCACCACGCTGATATGTCTTTAGGAACAATAGCACCTTGATCTATTCTGTTTTGTAAGTAATGAGCTTCAAAGGCAGAATTTGCTGCAGCTCTATCCGCATTAGCTAAGAAAAACTCAAGAGAACCTTCTGAGGTTTTTGTTATCACTTCTAAAACACCGTCTATTGTATATTGAAGACCTCTTATTTCATCAGAAAAAAGGCTACTATCCATATTAAATTTACTAAGATAATAATCAAAAGGAAGCTTTGTGTTTTCTCCTATAGCAAATTCTGCTTTCAAAGCATTACGTAATCCAGTTCTTGATTGACTGTAAATATTAGAAAGCTGACCTCCTTTTACAAGGTTATTTGCCCATTGAGCATATTTAGCTGTTTTTTGACCACTTCCAACACCTGCCATAGAATACAAAAACCTTGCGTTGGCTAATTTTAAATGATTTCTAGCCTTTGCGTCATTTAGCATAGGCATAGTACCAGTAGTTGCACTATAAAACTGAGAAGCTGGTTGATTAAATCTTGAAAGACCTATTGCAGATAAAGTAGAATAAAAAGCTTGTCCTATTTTTCCACCAGTGCTTTTTAAGTCTGGACTACCAAAATCCATTTGTACATTTTGACCCTGAGAAATCATGTAATTAAAAATCTCCATTCTAGATCCAAAATATTTCTTTACGCTTTTATAATCTTTACCTTCCTTTTTAAATAAATCTTTAAACCCATCAGAATTCACAATCATATCTATGGTTTCAAAATCTTGACGAGAATTCATGTCAATAAAAGAACCTTGCATCTGCTGGTAAGCTCTTTCAAAATAATTACCAAAAGATAGTCTAGAATTTTCAAGTGTATCATCTTCTGTAACATCTTGAAGAACTCCTGCGAAAGTGCCAAAGTCACTTCCTTTTTTGTTTTTTAATCTAAAAGAGTCACTTGTCTCTTGTCCGCTATCTGCTGTTCTAAAACTAGGTACATAAGTTCCGTCCACAAAAAAAGTATCTTTACCTTCATAGTCTTTTTTTCTTTGCTTGGCTTCCTGGTGAGGAAATCTTTCTGAAAGTCTATTAAGAGCATTTACTATGGGCGTTTTTGCGTTCCTAGACACATCTTTATAAGATAAAGCGCCTTGTAGTCCTAAGCCTTCTATTGTGGCTTTTAATTGTTTGTATTTTGCTTCAGTTATATTGTCGGGATCATCTTCGTATTCTTGTTTTCTAAGGTCCAACTCTTTTAATAAGCTATTTTTTTGTCTTTGGAATTCAGTGTCTAATCCTGTAGATTGATCTATTTCACCAGATTTTCTTCTTAAATGAGCTAAAACCTGCATCTCATAAGAAAGTTCTAAATTTCTTAAATCAGTAGAAATTTTATTTTTAGGATTAGCTTTGTTATATGCTTTAATTTCGTTTTTAAATAAAGAAACGTCTTGATTAACAAACTCTGCAGAAGTGTTCATTGCGCTTGCTACATTTCTGTTTGCAGCAGAAACTAAATCAATAAACGGCTTTCCTTTAGAGGTGTCTCTAAAAATAGCACCCAAAAATATATCTGAAGTCATTAAGTTTTTAGGCATTACTTTCGTTCTACCCATCATCATTTTTCTTCCAAAATTATTTACATAGGGAAATATATCTTGAATAAGGCTAAAAGGATTTATGTTTTTCTTACTAAGTAGCTTTGGGTTATCAAGAATATCTATTTTTGTAGTATTAAGAACTTTTAACTCATTAACTGTCTCCTGAGCGTCTAAAAGAGTTTCAACTCTTGCAAACTTAGGTCTAAACCCATTTTTGATATCTGTAAAGAATTTTTTAATTATCTTTTGACCATTCGCATCTAAACTTTCATAAAAATTTTGAGATAAGTTTAATTGTTTAATTCTATCAATATTAGCAAACTGTCTTACTGAATCCTCTTCTTCTTGAAATATTTGTTCACCACTTTTATTTTCTTTGCTTTCTGTCTCCTTTTTTGTTTCATTTGCTACATCTTCCCCTAATAAAGTTTCTACAGCATCGGGTTTATTTAATAATATAATTTCTTGAGCTAAGTTAAAATCATTAGGATCATAATTTTCATCTACTTCAATTTCTAAATCATCATAAGAAATATGTTCGTTAAAATAACCAGAAACACCTATGTCATCAGGTGTATCACGCATATTTTCTAAAACCTCTTTTTTGTATATCTCAGCAGCTCTTTTAATCACCTCAGAGTCTTCACTTGTAAGGCTGAAAGTTTCGCCTTCTTTTTCTTTAGATAGTTGTTCAAGAGCCTTTTCAGTTAAATCTGCTTGTTGGTTTTTACTTAAGAAATAATAACTCAACTCACTAGGATATGAAGCTAAAATTCTTTTCAATTTAAACTTCATTTCTTCTATTTGAGCCTGAGCTGAATTAATAAGCTCTGGCTGTGTTTCAGAGTCGTTTATTTGTCCTTGCAAAGCCTCTAAGTCAGCAATCCCTTGTAAAAAAGTTGCCTTATGAGAAGGTGTCATTTGATCAACAAGCTCTTGTTTTCTTTTCTCAAATGATAAAATAGCATCATCTGCTTTTCTTTGCATCTCTAGTGCAATTTTAAACTTAGGGCTGTCAGAAATCTCGCCACTATCCTCAAGACTACCCACTCTAGCATCCGACTCAATCTTATTTACAACAGCTTCCATTTCTCCATCAAGAGTTATTTTTCTGTTTATAACTTCATCAGCTATATTATTGACGTTTTTTGATATAGCCTTACTAGCCATACTCATACCAGAAGAACTAAACAAAGAGTTTAATCCAGCATCTGCAGCAAGTTTCAATGCAGTTTCGCTATCGTATTCTTTTAAACCAAAAGCAACTTCTGTAAGGTATCCCGTGTAAGCAATAAATTGCTCTTCTGGAACTTCGCTTGCAATAACCTTCGCGCTTAATCCTGTGTATCTAGAAAAAGCAGCTATTAATCCTTTTCTGTTTTGATCTGCAAATGCCGAAGCAAGTTGTTGAGCTGATTCCTGTGTTTTTGAAACGCCTTTAATTCCGTTTGCAAGCCTTAACTGTTTAAAGTATTTAGCAGTAAATGCTGCAGTTATAAGAGTTTCTCCACCTGCCTTAAAAAAAGCATATGACCTTGCCCTATTGCTTGACATATTTAATAATTCTTTCTGTCTTTCCGTTAAGAGAACTCCAGCTGATTCAGCTTCTCTTGCTGATTGCCTAGCCTCTCTCACTTCTTCTATACTTCCACCATAAGTACTACCAAAAGTAACACCTAAACCAAGTCCTGGATTAGCCATAAATGCAGCTATATAAGGAACAGAAGATGTAAAACCTTGCATACCATATGATAAAAACTCTCCAACACCTCTTGAATCGGATATAGATCCGTTGTATTCAGGAAGTAATTTCATCGCTTCTTCTACCTCTTTTTTTGTAGGCATTGAAACACGAGGAGTAGTCATTCCTGGAGTTCCTTTTGCTCCAGGTAAATAAACACCTGTTTGATTAAAAATAGCATATTCTGCAACCTCTTTAGGAATTCCTAATCCTTCAAACGTATCTGCTAAAGCTACACCAAAATTGTTAAGTATATCTAACGTGTTAGCATAAATTCCTTGTGGAATATCAGCTACCCCTCTAAAAAATGAATTTAACCTAGGATTTCCTTCGTCTAAAAAAGCTGTATTTCTTTCTTGAGTTGTTTTAAGTTTTTTTACTAAATCATTAAATACGCCAACGTCTACAGTATCATCAATTGAAACTCTTATTTCACCTCTTTGGATATAACCAAGTTCTTTTGGTCTTGATATTAAATCATATACATCTTGAAAAGAAGCTTGTTTGTCGTTTATCAATAGTGATGGTAGAGGCATATCAAGCATATCTAATCCACTAGATATTAATCCATTTATTTGATCTTCGTTACTTAAATCTATTTTAGCTAACTCATCACTTCTTTTTAGAGATTTACCTAGTATTTTAGAAGTGTTTCTTTTACTTTGCTCATATTTTTTTAAGATGTCATCTACCTTATTTAAAGTTGATTTTATCTTTATATTTCTTTTAAGTTCTTCTTCTGTTAAAGAATCGTTTGGATTTTCTGGTAGCCTAAGATTTCCTGTTTTAGTAGAAGCTAAAGTAGAGGATATAACAGAATCCTTATAATCTTTTTCTTTCTTTACAATATCATCATAAGCTGGAGTTAAATTACTTTTTAATTGCTTAATTGAATTTATAAAAAGATTAGAATTAAAACCTTCAGCAGTTTTAAATATGTTAGAGTTTTCTTGACCAGTTAAAGCTTTTGATAAAAAATTCAAATCCTCTTGTTCTGGTTGATTCATTTGAAAAGCATAACGCTTCATAGCATCGTTAACACCAAAACGACTTTGATCTATATAATCAGATATAACGCCAACTAAGTTTGATTTACCTAGAGATAAATCCATTACAAACTTGTTATGCTTTATATTAACTCTTTGGTT